GTGCCAGACATGTCAAATTCGAGATCAGATTGATTATTGTCAAGATCGCATAATTCACGGTAGTCAGAAGTAAAGCCATAAACTTCAAATGGTATGCCAACTCTCTTACAGAATTGTACTAAATTGAGAGTGTGCTCTAAGACATCGCGAAGAACACCGTTCATTGAGCCTGAATAGTCAACAAAGAAAATCATGCCGTGACTCTTAGCATCAGCCAATCGTGTAGTAGTTTGGAAAATTTGATCGTCGTATTTGTACTTATGTAAGTTATTGACATCCAAAGATCCGCGGCGTGACTCTTGTGCTCGAGAATACTGGTATGAAGCTTTACGACGTTCAAACTCTCTAACAAGAACAGCAACCTTTTTATTGGTTTTCTTCTTAAAGTCAATGAGCTTAGAGTTGATGTTGGCAACTTCTGAATCAATATCTTCGTGATGGTAGTAGTTTGCAAGTGCCGATCTAAGACTTGGTCGACCATCTAACACCTTACTATAGGGAATGATATGTTGCTCGATATTCTTCTTTGTTGGCATCAATGTGATCACCTGATTGCCGATATCCTCAGTATCATCTGCAATAGCTTTTTTAAACGCCTCTTGTGTTTCAGACTTATGAGTTGGTTCAAGGTCTTCGCCAGTTGAGGAAGAAGAAGCACCACCAGCATCTTCGTCTGATGCATTAGTGAGTGATTCTTCTACAGATTCTGTATCGCTTTCAACTCCTTCAGAAGTATCAGCATCGCTGTCTTCTTCGGTATCGTTAGTGTCATTAGCAAATGATTCTTCGCCGTCGTCAGCAGAGTTGGATGATTCAGCACTATCTTTAGACTCTTCGTCGTCAGCAGCTTTATCTCCTTCTTCTGAATTTTGATCTTCGGCAGATTCTTCGTCTTCAGATTCTTCGTCTTCAGATTCTTCGTCTTCAGATTCTTCGTCTTCAGACTTCTCTTCGGCTTTTTGCTTAGCTTCTTCTTCAGTAAAAGCTTTGATTTCGTGATAAAGAGCAACAACATCTTCAAAAGATTCTGCTTTCATGCACTTATTATAAAGAGCGAGTTCTTCCTCTGAGAGAGGAATGTTTGCGTGAGGACCGATTTTAGCGTGAAGGTTAAGGCGATCGAGGAAGTTTAATTCGTTAAAGTCTTTGCCTTCAACCTTGAAGAAGTCAGATTCTACAAGCTTCTTATAAGCACCGTTGAAGATGCGCGGCATACCTGTATACGTTAATTTGATAAGTCGCTCAATGCGAATATCTTCAACAATATTAAGGATATCAAAGTGAGAGCGACCTTCAACTTCAAGGAATTCAGAAAACTCTTTGTGCGGAGTGTAGAGAGCATGGGAAACTTCGTGACCAACAAGCATGTCATAAACAACTTTGCCTTGATTCTTCCAAACTGGAAGGCCAAGCACACGATTCTTAACGTCGAAGTATGCGGTCGATAAGGACTTACTGTGAGTGACAGTAATGTTCTCTGTGGCCAATAATTTGGCCAGAGAGGATTGATTTTGAAGGTCTAATATATTTTCCATAAGCTCTAACTAACTGTTATAGATCTATTATACCATGTCTGGATCAAAAGTAAACCAGCAATATGTAATTGATGATCAACTACTTAGAGAAAATATAAAAAGTCACATGACTAAAATCACAAAATTGCAGACACACTCTTAATTATACTTTGGTACGATCCATAATCAAGTGCTATACCATACTCATCTTTGAATGAGGGAGACAAAGTGTTAGTAAAATATGCCCTAAACATTTCATCATCAACCTGTTGTGGATCACACTTTTCTCTCGTAAGCGTAAGAGCAAGTATGTTTTGAGCGATATCTTTCTTATACTGATCCATTTTTACGTACTCTACTAAAGTTATTCACCTTCTCAAACTCAATTCTACTCGGGAATTTGCCATCGAGGACGTCTTTCTTATGAGATATAATAAACACGTTAGTATCTTTCTTTAAGCTATACAAGATCTTGAGAAGATTATCTACACCATCTACATCAAGAGATGAGTCAAATGTTTCGTCAAGAATGAGCAGATTGGTATTAGCAGAATTCTTCATCTTTGCTATCTGTCTCCATGCGAAAAGCAAAGCCAGATCGATTCGAGATTTTTCACCCTCTGAAAATGAAGCATACGAGAACTCATCGCGGTGGCGAGATTTAATAGTCTCGTTAAATGATTCATCTAGATCAAACTTAACAAAGAAGTCCAATATATTAAGATACTTATTAATAAGCTTGTTCATTACTGGAAGATACTGGCGAATGATTTTTGTCTTGATACCAGTGTCTTTAAGCATTTCTCCAATAGCGTCATAGTATGAACGCGTTTCGAGTTGAGATGATTTGCTAGCTAAAGTGGTATCATATTGAAGTTTTCTACTATCTAAATCTGCTTCTGCTTCCTTCGTGTCAGTTAGCTCATTAGATGTATTTTCTTGTGTCTGTAGATCAGATATCTGCTTATGTAGATTGCCAATCAAATTCTGATTAGATCTAATATCAGATAGTAAATCCTGCATCTTATTATATGCTTCATTCGTGGAGTCAAAAGTTTTGTTTGCTTTAGCAATTCTATCTTCTAATTGCTGTAACCCTTGATTTAGGCTTTGCGCCTTTTCTTGCGCTTCAGACTTTTTGACTTCTTTAACGCTATCGCTAATTAATTGATCGCATGTAGGGCAGCAATCGTTGTTCTCGTAGAACATAGCATCCTTTACAATCTTCTTGACGTTGGTATTAATTTGAATCTTATACTCATTAAGAGAACTCTGCTTATCAATAGCGGATTTCTTATTAGCTAAAAGCGTTGGAGCAACTTCGTCGTAGTTAGATTGAAGCTCTTGGTTTCTATCTTCAAGTAACTTGACTTCAGATTGCATCGACTCAATTTGCTTAAGAGCCTTAGTAGATTGCTGAATATCGATATTTTGTAAATCTTTAATATGCTTTGTTTGAAGAGCGATTTGTTCTTTAATGATATTGATCTGTTGATCAGTATCAAGTATATCGCTCTTCATCTTTGAGTACCTATCTTTAACAAGGGTATTCATTTTGGTAAAGATACCAATATCAAGAAGATCTTCAATAACGCTTCGACGTTGGTACGATGGAAGCTGCATAAAAGGAATGAAGTTACTTGAACCAAGCACAACAACTTGATGAAATGATTTATGATTTAGTTTAAGTATGTTTGTCTCAAGTACCTTCTGATAATCACGGCTATGAGATTCCTGATTAAGAAGCTTATCATTATGATAAATTTCAAATATGTTTGGCTTCATGCCGCGAATCACGTGATACTTGTTTGAGCCAATAGAGAATCTAACTTCTACCAATAACTGCTTGCAATTAATGCTATTAACTAACTGTGGTCGATTGATGTTTCGGTGTGGTTTACCGAAGAGCGCATATGATATAGCGTCTAGCATTGTAGATTTGCCCGCACCATTTGCGCCTACTACAAGAGTAGCGCTATCACTGTTTAACTTAATAACGGTTGGTGTATCACCAGTCGATAAGAAGTTTTTATACGATATAGATTCGAAGATTAACATTATATAGATTCCATTTGTTGTGCTTCTACAAACAATTCATGAAGCATGATTTTCAGTTTATCAGATTGCAGATCAGTCTCTATAGAGTCGACATAGGTATTAAGTAATGTAGGTGTATCGAATGTAGATACATCGTCGTCGTTAACATTTTCTCCCGAATATTCGTCAAACGTTTCGACGATTTTAACTTCAATGGGTTCGTACGATTGTATTCTGTCAATAAACTTATCAAATTCATAAAGGTCTTTCTTTGAAATAACTACGATTTTTATGTATGTTCCATTAACATCACTTTTTGTTATTGTCTCTGTCTCTGTATCATTATACCGTATTCTGCGAAAAAGTACATGCTTATTTCTAATAGGAGTTAACTCACGAGTTTGTGTGTCTATAGTGTGAAAATACTTTGGATCTCCAGCATCAGACCATGTTAATTCCATTTGAGTTCCAAGATAGTTTATATTGCCTTGCGTCGATTTTGTATGGTAGTGTCCAGACAAGACCATCTCATAACGAGAGAATAGGCTTGTGTTTAAACCATGTGAAGCAACAGGCAAACCTTTACCCATCTCAAACCCCTGTAATTCTAAGTGAGAAACTAAAATCGATGATTTAGATTTGGCAATAAACTCCATGCACTGATCGTGATTATCTTGTGTCATCCATGGTAAGAAGCCGATACTTAGTCCATCAAACTCTTTGTCA